AATTTACTGACGAGCCTGAGTATACGTATTACGGTGTCAAAGAAAAAGCTGAAGAAAATCTAGAAAAATCTAATATTCACCAGGGTACTATTACAATTGTATGTCTATTTCCATATAAAGTAGGAGATTTGAAAACTCATAGTTTCCAACAGGAATGGTCTACAGAAATCACTTCTCGGTTTGCTAATGCTGGAAGTGTAGAATCGCCAGCTTTAATTGAGATTGATATTAAAAAACAGTCAACATTTCTTGATGTGTGGTTTGGTGACTATCCGTTAGATCGTAATTATTTCCGGTTAGGATATCCGTTAGTTGCGGAAGAAAAGCCCGTACAAGAACGAGAGCGGGTACTATGGGACGAGCTGTCGAGCATAGTAGGTTGGACACCCGTTAAAGGGTTTGTAGAAGATTTGCAAGGAACTGGCGAACTAAAAGTGAAAGATGGTTCTGCTTTTTACTGTCCGGATTACGGGGAGGATCCTACAAACGGTTTTCATGGTGGAATTGTCAAGAAAAACATACCTGGCGGACCATTACAGGATTTTGAAATGGAAGCATGGATGCACTTGCAATCGAGTCATGCTAATCAAATGGGAAAGGTAGAAGTCCTCCTTCTTGATGAGAGAGGAGATATAGTAGCTCGTATTAATATGAATGATTTATACGGTGATGCGGAGATAACAAAAGCATATATGAGGATTGGCAATACCGGAACTCCTGGAAGCATACGTAAGTTAGCTGACACGAGCGGCGCACATCCTAACATGTTTAATAAATTTTATGGACGCCTTAGAATCGCACGACGTGGTCGTCGATGGTCTGTGTTTATGTCGAAGTTTAAAGAGGGTACAGAAGTAGACGATGTCTTTTTTATGAATCATTGGACAGATGAAGGAACTGGGACGATGACGGATCGAAAAGTAGCTCAGGTTATGTTAGCTATTTGCACACTCGGTAGACACTTCCCTGTAAATATAATGCAAATCGATGATTTGAAAATTTGGAAGGTGAACAGTGTAGGTGCAAATACACGTCCATATATTTTTGATCCTGGAGATAAAGTGATAATTGATACAGAGAACGCACACGTAACAGTAAACGGGAAAGACGTTATACACTTGAAAGATGTTTTTAGTGATTTTCCTACGATTATACGCGGGAATAACAGGATTGACATTATGCCGCCTGATATCGGAAAAGCGACAGTTTCATTTAGGGAGATGTTTAGATGAGTAAGCTTAACGGTATTTTGCATGTTGTTGATTTTAAAACAGAACAAATTGTGACTGCCATTAGACCTGATGATTACTGGGACGATAAAAGGCACTGGGAAATCAAAAACAATGTAGATACATTGGACTTCACTGTTTTTGATGGAACAAAACATGTCACAGCATTAATGCAGCAAAATCTAGTGTTGAAGCAAGTAAGAGATGGCAGGATCGTACCTTACGTGATTACCGAAATTGCAAAAGATACAGAAAAGAATGCTATCACGGTATACGCTTCAGCTGAATGGATTTTATTAGCGAAAGCAGGATATATAAAACCACAACGGATTGAATCTAAAACAGCATACGAATTTGCTACGCTAGCTTTATCGGGAACTAAGTGGAAAATAGGTACCATTGAATATACTGGTTTTCACACGATGACAATCGATGAGTTTATCAATCCTTTAAAATTATTAAAAGATACCGCATCATTATTTAATTTAGAAATTGAATACCGTGTAGAAATGATAGGCTCACGTATCGTTGGAAGATACGTAGATATGGTTACAAAACGTGGTAGAGAGTCGGGAAAAGAAGTAACCATTGGGAAAGATTTAAAAGGGATTGTTCGGAAAGAAAATTCACAAAACATATGCACCGCTTTACTACCTTTTGTAAAAGGTGAAGACGAAAAGTTAATTACAATTGAAAGTGTAAACAATAACTTACTTTACCTGGTAGATAACGATGCTTTCCAGCGTTGGAATGAGGATTCTCAACACAAATTCGGATTCTACACCCCGGAGACAGAAGATCAGAATATGTCACCTAAAAGGTTATTAACTTTAACACAAATAGAAATGAAAAAACGTGTAAATGCATCAGTATCCTATGAGGTAGATGCTGCAGCAATTGGACGAGTTTTTAGATTAAAACACGAGTTAATTAATGAGGGTGACACGATTCGTATTAAAGATACATCGTTTAAACCAAGTCTTTATCTTGAGGCTCGTGCGATTGCTGGTGACGAGTCATTTAAAGATCCCGAGCAGGATAAATACGTCTTTGGTGACTACTACGAAATCGTGGATCAAAGTGAAGAATTACGAAAGATGTATAACAGACTTATTAGTTCTTTAGGTAGTAAAGTAGGCAGAGATTTGCTTGAACAACTCGAGAAACAAGTGAATGAATCTATTAAAGAAAATGAAACAAAGATTGAACAAATAAAAAAAGAGTCGGAGACGACAAAGACACTCGCCGAAAAAGTAGAAGAAAACTTGAAGAATTATCAAACGGCCATACTAGAGAGTGTAAATCCACCAACAACGGGGTTAATAGCAGGTCGAACAATGTGGCAGGACATAAGTAACGGAAAACCTGGAGTACTTAAACGGTGGACCGGTGAAGTATGGGACGTCGTTGTTCCTGATGTGGCCGCGCAAGTAAAAACTGTGTGGGAAAAAACAGAGAAAGCGCTAGAAGGACGAGTTACAAGCAAACAAGTAGAAGAATATGTATCTACTTTCCAAATACCGGAGCTTAAAAATAACGTAACACAGCAAAAAGAAGATTTATTAAGGGAGATCGCTGAAAGGGTTGCAGTAAAAGACTATAACTTAAGGGTTACAGATATAGAACGGAAAATTTTAGCTAACGAGCAAGGTATTGAACTTAGCGCAAAACGAGATGAGATATATCTTAAAGAAGAGATAGACGGAACGTTTGCGAAAGTTTCGTATATTAAACAGTTGGAGGCAAGCTTAAAGGTATTAGATGAAGGTATTCTAGCGGAAGTTAAAAATGGAAACATCATTTCTGTTATCAATCAAACAGCTGAAAGAATAAAAATTGAAGCGGAACTAATTGATTTGGTTGGTAAAATCGAGGCATCTTGGTTAAAAGCTGGATTATTGCAGGGTATGACAATTAAAACAAGTAATGAAAAAGAACATATTCATATGCAGAATCAGGTATTAAAATTTGTGAATCAAGGCGTCGCTAAAATGATAATGGGTTTTGAAAATGAATATAACAGTAGCTCGTTTAATCCTTACATCATATTCGGTCAAGGGGATGGATCTGGCCGAAATGTTGGTACTATTTACAAAGATGGTAGCGGATTTTATTTTCGTTTTATAGATTTAAATGGTGCTGAAAGTAATATCCGTATAACAGCGCAAGGGCATGTAGGTATTACAGCTCAAGATGGTCTTTGGGTAAATTCAAAGCGGTCAAATTTCAATTCTGTAATTGAAGTCCCAGCTATTAGATTCATCTCGCCAGGTATTACTCCAGGTTCACAGCAGGGTAATTTGTGGATGGGTAATGGATATAAAGGATTTGGACTTTATTATTATGATAATTATTGGAAGTTCGTACAAGGCTCGTAACAAATGAGGGGGAATAACATGAGTAATTTTTTAGGTGTTTTAGCGGTAGTCGGGGAAGACGGAACAATAAAAGTACCTCTAGACAAGTTACAAACAGCAGGGATTAAGCCTAATTCAAAGGTGGAGATATTCTCTGATACTTCTAACTTGTTTATTCGTACCGCAGAAAGGTTTTGTGATATTTGTAACGTCAATACAAATACAACACGAATTGGTAACCAAGAAATTTGTAAAGATTGTTTAGATAAGATTGCACAGGCTTCGCAAGAACGACAAGGCACGGCCTCTGAATAAGTGAGTGAAGTTAACAGGAAATTTAATTGTTTTAAGTAAATGGAGCAGCTGCGGCTGGTCTTTTTTGTTTTTTATAAGTGAAGGGGTGGTGGCGGTGGAGCAAAAAGAGTACGAACGTATTGCAAAATTAGAAGTGCATCTTCAAACAATGAATGCTGCAGTTAAGCGAATAGAAGAAAAGTTAGACTATAATCAAAAAAATTATATGCAGCGTACCGAAATAGACGAAATGTTTAAGTTTCGTGATCGGGAAATTCGTGATTTGAAACAAGCGCAAGAAAAGTTGGAAAGTAACAAAAAAGCAAACATATCGATGTGGATTTCAGGACTGTCATTGGCAGTCCTTTTATTATTTAACATTTTAAATTTTCTTAAATGAAAGGAGGTGGTTACATGAAAAATTTAGATAATGCGTCAATTACACGCTACATCATCTTGGTTATTGCTGTAATTAATAGTGTTTTAAATCTTGTGGGGTACCAAACGATTGATGACAAAATCACAAACGATTTAGTCGCTGTAATTACAGGAGCATTCACTTTGTATATGGCTTGGAAGAACAACTATTTGAGTAACAAAGGCTTACAACAAAA